CTATGATATACAGCAATTCAATATCGTTTCTGAAACACAAATCGACCAAGAGTATTTCTGGAAATCAATTGAGACAGTTATACAAGAGTTGGAGTGGTATCCCAAAAAGATTTTTGAATTATACAGATTTGGAGATGAAGAGAACAATATTAAACCACGTTCAGCAAGAAGTATCTCAAAAGCCACAGGCATCAGTAGACAAGAAATATTAAAAGTTATTAATCAAATCAAAGAAAAAGCAAATGAACACTTTATTGCAAATCATAGGGATATCTTGGGCGGCTAATTTATTTGTATCTCACATAGGCTATAAATATAAAAAGCCTTTTAGTTGTGAGTTGTGCATGGCTTTCTGGATTGGATTGTTTTATTTCCATTCACTGGAAGGTGTATTTTTTGCATTTACGAGTAGTTTGATAGCAGTATTGATAAATAGATATGTATGACAGAACAAGATAAACTATTCATCCAGACAACTATCAAAGCAGTGTTTGATAGATACCAAGAGAACAGAACACTCAGAATGAATCCATCAGACAACGTAAAACTAAAAGATATATACTTCAGGGAGTATGGACGCAACCTAACAGGATGCAGTATCTGTGTAGTTGAAGCCATTCAGAACCTTTTAAACAAAGCAAAATAATGCACGAATCAGCCTATCGACACGCTCAAGAGTTCTTTGACAAGTATTGCAAGAAAGACATTGAGCAAAAAAAGATTTTAGACATCGGCTCTCTGGATGTCAATGGTACACTAAAACCAATATTTGAAGAGGGAGACTACACAGGGTTAGATGCAGAGAAAGGCAAGAATGTTGGTGTAGTAGGTACATCACACAAAATACCATTCAGCAAAAACACATTTGACATTGTCATCTCAAGCAGTTGCTTTGAACATGATGATATGTTTTGGGTGTCATTCTTAGAGATGTGCAGAGTGCTAAAACCAAACGGCTATATGTATATCAATGCTCCATCAAATGGTCCAGAGCATAGATTCCCTGTGGACAATTGGAGATTCTATCAAGATAGTTGGTCAGCATTAGAAAAATGGGGGCAGTTTAAAAAACATAATATCAAATTAGTTGAATCATACATAGGTAGACCAAGCAGCCGAGCAACAGGTTTCGGATGGCTTGACTCAGTAGGCATATATAAACTTGAAGAAGCATACTAAAATATATCTAAAAGAAATGAACTACCATCCCACTGATTGGATATCCTGTGAGGTCTGTGAGCAGACAGCAGTTGACATTCATCACATTGAGGCTCGTGGTATGGGTGGAGGTAATAAGGATACTATTGAGAACCTGATGGCACTATGTAGAAAGTGTCACGTTGACTATGGTGATAGGAAAATGTACAAAGACTATTTAAAAGAAATACATCAACACAGAATAAACGTAAGACAATGAATGTAGAAGTAGTAAAAATCAAAGACATAAAGATGAATCCTAATAACCCAAGAGTTATAAAGGATGAGAAGTTTGAAAAGTTATGTAATTCAATTCGCAAATTTCCACGTATGTTAGAATTAAGACCTATTGTAGTCAATGACGATATGATAGTACTTGGAGGTAATATGCGACTCAAAGCATTGAAAGAAATTGGTTTAACTGAAGCCCCAATTATTAAAGCGGCTGACCTAACAGAAGAAGAGCAACGCCAGTTCATTATTAAGGACAATGTTGGGTTTGGTGAATGGGATTGGGAAATATTAGCAAATGAATGGGATTCAAGTGATTTGCTGGAATGGGGGTTGGATACTTGGAATCCAGAACAAGGAGACTTGGAAGATTTTTTTGTAGATGAAGAAGTAAAAGAAGAAGAGAAAAAGAATACTATTGTTTTAGAATATACAGAAGAAGACCACGAAATCATCTTAGAAGCATTTTCAAAACAAAAAGGTAGCAAAGAAGAAATAGTTTGGCGATTGTTAGGGTGCGAATGAAAAGTCAAGTAATCTGTAAAATACAAGTCGAGGGATTCCACAATTATGTGGGTGCACCTAAACAAGTTGAATTCTTAAAAGATATTCATAGACATACGTTTGAAATAACTTTTGCTTATGATGTTAAGCACCTTAATAGAGATGTAGAAATATTCATCCAGAGAGATGAAGTAAAAGATTATCTACACGAAGCATATGGAAACCCTTGTATGTTTCAAGGAATGTCGTGTGAACATATAGCAAAAGAAATACTTGAGTTCATTGAAGAAGATGGAGGAGCATGGGTTGAGGTTTGGGAAGAAACTACTGGTGGAGCCAGAATAGAAAAATGATAGTTCCAAATCAACAAAACATAAAAGTTCACTTTGCAGGTGCAGAAAGTTTGATAAGGTCAAACATTATTTTAAATGTATGTGACTCAAAGTATTCACTTTTTACAATTTTCCCCTATTTGTGTAATGAATTCGGAATCAAACATGGGTATCAAAATAAAAATACAGAATACTCAGAAATTGCAAAATTGAATTATCAGAACTCTAAACACACCATACAAGATAGTGGTTTATTCAGTTTGATGTTTGGAGCATATAAAGGTAAAAAGGATGAGGCATTTATTACAAAATGGTATGAAAAACTCGTAGAAGTTACTTCTTCAGGTAATTTTCAAGGTACAGTGGTTGAAGTAGATTGTCAAAAAGTTTTAGGGGTAAAAAAAGCATGGGAGTTCAGAAACAAAATGAAACAAGACCTACCAAACAACAGACAGATAAATGTATTTCATAAAGAAGATGGACAAAAAGGATTAGATAAACTGATTGAGTTTTCTGATTATATAGCCATATCTGTTCCTGAATTAAGAGCCTTAGGGAAAAAACAACACACAGAAAGATTAGCACATTATATTAAAAATAAAAAACCTTCTATTGACATTCATTTACTTGGATGCACTGAAAACAATCTGCTCAAGAAATTATCATTTTGTACCTCAGCAGATAGCACCAGTTGGGTTTCACTAAATAAATTTGGGTGGTTTAAATACAATGACGGGAAAACCACACATACTATAAAGAAATCAAACATCAATAAATCGACTTTGGAAAGTAAATATGGAAGGAAAATAAAACAAGCCTTAATAGATTCAAGAGTAAAAATATCAGATAGTTTAGAGTACTATCATCAATGTGATGCAATGCAAATTGACTATTTAATAAAACAATACACATACTACGCAGGAAATCAATCATGATTATTGAAAAAAAATATCACTTTTACGCAGCACACCGAAACAAAAATGCAGGTGAAAAATGCGGACGCATTCACGGACATACTTACAATGTAGTATGTTATTTTGAATTCAATGAAATGGAAGACGGCATAACGATGTTGTTTTCAGATATTGATTCATTAGTAGAACCAATAGTTAAAACCTATGACCACTACTTTATCTTAAATGAAGCAGACCATTTGGTTGAATTATTAGAAGCAGTGAGTGAACCATTTATTAAACTACCATTTGATACAAGTGCTGAAAACATGGCTATGTGGTTACATACTCGCATAGTTAACGAAACAGGATTACCTTTGAAAAAGATTGAGGTAGCAGAAACCAAATCATCAAACGTCATTTATGAAAAATAGTTTACCAATAGCAGAAAGTTTTTATTCCATACAAGGTGAAGGAATGACAACTGGCTATCCAGCAGTCTTTGTTCGATTGGCTGGATGTAATTTAATGTGTGGAGGAAACGGAACACAATTCGATAAAGAACTACACAACGGAGCAACATGGAGATGTGATACAGTTGAAGTCTGGATGCAAGGCAAGATGAAACCATTTGAAGAGTGTTTAGATGAAGAGTCAAAGAAAGCCTTAGTCAATGGAGCAAACTTAATAATGACAGGAGGAGAACCTATGATGAACCAAGACAAAGTAGTTGAGTTTATTCAATGGGTAAGAGAGAACCTTAATGCAAACACATGGGTTGAAGTAGAAACCAACGGAACTATTCCTGTGACAATGGAGACACAAACTGAAGTAAGCCAATTCAACTGCTCACCTAAATTATCAAACTCAGGCAACGATAAGAATATACGATACAACAAAGTAGTTCTGGAACAACTAAATCAACTTAACACTCAATTTAAGTTCGTTATTAGTTCTGAAGAAGATTGGAAAGAAGTACAGGAAGATTTTGCATTCATAGATAAACCAAAGATTTGGTTAATGCCAGCAGGAGAGAATCAAGAGTTACTTAATAAAACAAAACAAGTAGTTGCTGAATTAGCAAAAGAACATTACTTAAAATACACTAACAGATTACACATCGAAATATGGAATCAAAAGACGGGCGTATAACTTGGGAGATAATCAAGGAACGCATTAAGGACTTCGACAGAAGTAAAAAGTATTATGGAGTACCCAGAGGTGGTCAATACATAGCCGCATTATTAAATCCTGTTGACACACCAGAAGAAGCAGACATCATTATTGATGATTTAATTGACTCAGGTACCACAAAAGCCAAGTGGGAACAAATGTACCCAGACAAACCTTTCGTTGGTTTATTCAATAAAGCAGACTACAAAGAGTGGTTGGAGTTTCCGTGGGAGAATAAAGGAGAAGTTGAAATAGAAGAGAACGTGCTTCGCATCCTTGAGTTCTTTGATGACCCAACAAGAGAAGGTCTACAAGAAACACCTAAAAGATATATCAAGTTTTTAAGAGAGTTCCTTAATCCACCTGAGTTTAACTTTACAACCTTTGATGCTGAGGGAACAGATGAAATGATAG